ATGATTATGCAGAAAGATTGATCTCTTGCCCTCATTAGGCACATGAAAATGACGAAAACAGTAAACATTAGCCATTTGATTGAGTAAATCGTTACAAGCTATTTGTATATGTGATTCTTTAATCATAGGGGGCAAACCTAAATTTACCCCCTAAATATACTATAAAATTGGAGTTCATAGTATGCTTTTGGAGGATTACTCTCAATGAATAGTACCAAAAACCAAGAAAAACACAATAAATTTAAAAAAAACTTATTTTATGCTTTACATTTAAATAAAACCTAGATTATAATCTAGGTTACTGGCACTAATGCCGATAATAATAATAAGGAGTTCATAATGTTTTATTTAGTTTGGAAACAAGGTAAACCCTACAATAACTGGGTTATTACAGAAGCAAAAGACCTCAAAGAATTAAGGTTAGGTGGTGGAGTTAATAGACCAGAATGGTTTAGTAACAGAAAAGATGCTTTAAATTTTATAAGAGAAAATTTTAGAAAAAGGTTCAAGTTACCTACAAATGGTTTTCTTGGCTATAAATATGTTAATAGACCTGCTGATACTTATGTTTATAGGAGAGGTGGACATAGTTATGGTAGTCCTCAAATGGTTAAATTTCATTGGGAACAAAACTGGACTTATTTGGGAGTATAATTATGACAAATGTTTATTCAATAGGTAGTGGCAGACAAAACAAAATGTTCTGCCTTTACATTACTTTTACAGAGTATAGGTCATATGGTTGTTTTGAGAAAACTCATCATGTAGCTAATCTTTCAACTGATTACCAAAAAGCAGTTGCTAAGGCGAAATCAATATTTGAGGAATATAAAGACAATTCTAAACTTGTTATTCAAGAAGAGTGGGAGCTAAATGAAATAAAAAGAGATGGTACTTCAGAGCAAAAAAATACATATGCATATGAGAGATGCCCTTATGTAGCTGAAGAAGAAACTCAAATATTTCCACTATCTAAAAAGGTTGGTGCTAAAGGTGATAAGGTTCAGCTTAACTTAGGTGTAACTGATGCTTTTAGTTTTCGTAGCAGATTTGGTAGTTCCAGATGTGTTAAGTTTGTTGATGTAAACCACAATGAATACATTACTTTTAGTACATCAAAATTTGCTTACTCTTTAGATGAGGGCGACACAATCTTTTGTGAAGCTGAGATAGGTGGTCATCAAGACAACTATGATGACGACAATAATAAATATCAAACTACAATACTAAAAAAAATGAAAGGGAGTTCATAATGAATAATTACCAAATATATAAAACTGAAAACTGGGGTACAGCTTGTAAATGGGCTGTATCTCTTAATGGTAAAGTTTTGGATATTTTCAAAACTAAAAAAGAAGCACAACAATATATTAATAATAATAGGAGTTCATAATGAAAAGATATAAATCTAAAATTGAAATAACCATACAACATGATTTTGATTTTTCTCAATTACAAATTGAAAAAATTGAAAAGTTAATACAAGAACAGTTGTATCAATTAAAATGGTTAAGAGGTTTTGATGCTAAAATTGGTTCTTTTAAGGGGGATAAATAATGTATTATAAAAAATTTAGCGATAAAGAAATGCAAATTATCAGAACTGCAATAGCAAAATTTAAAAAAGATTGCTCTGTTATTGCAGGTAGAGAAATACCTAAACCAACTGATGCAGGATATAATGACTTCAAAATTTCAGAAAGAATAGAGAAAAAATTAATGCATTGTTACTATCTGGAGAGAAAATAATGTTGAAACTTGCATTTAAAGATTTAAAAAAATTTGACCTTATCGAAAATGGTAAGGTTACACACTACTTTAGAGTTGTGTTTGCTGACAATTTAGTTGCTTTAGTAGACAATAAATTTAATACTTTAAAGATATATACTAATAATAATAATGGAGTTCAAACTAATGAGTATAAAATATAAAGAGCATTTAGAAGATGCTTTCTTTGATAAAGTAGTTGCTATTGTAAAAGATAGTGATGCTTTAGAAGAAGCGACCAAAAGAGTTCAAGAGTTATATAAAAAGGGTTACGAATTTATTTGTGATTATGATGAATTAGAGCCTTTTGTTGAACAGACTTGGAATATGATTGGCGAAAAATATGCTAAATAAATATTTCAAATTACACATAAAAGAAGCTAACAGTTACCGAAAAAGAAATATGGGAACTGTTATCTTTAAAAGAATTTTAATAGCTATGGTGTTAATCCTAGCATTAGGGTTCTTAGTAAGTTGTTCTAGTACCCCTATTGTTGATAGCAGGGGTAAATCGTCAGCGAATATTAAAGGCGATATGAACCGATACCATGATGATTTATTCACCTGCAAAAGCCTAGTTGAAGATAACACAAGTTATTTTTGGGATAAGAGCAAGGTGCTTTATAATAATCTAAGGTGGAGAGTGTTATGGCTAAGTCCGAAGTTAAAGACAAGAACTGATCA